GAGAGACAGAAGCAAGCTAAACACTGCTGTCGTGCAGCCTGAAGAGTGGCAGTGGGCGGTGAGCCCAAGTGTCAAGCAAGGAAAGAGCTGGTCGTTAACTGCGGACCAATGTTACGCAGACGCCATAAATCGGCGACGTGTCACACCCAGACGCCTACTGCAATCCAGCAGGGACTTGGGCGATTTGGACGTTTGAGGACATACCTGTTGTGAAAGTAATGCCGAAGGTGAGCGTGGCGCCGGAAGTGACAGTAACGCGGCACGAGGTAATAAGCTCACCGGAGCCTGAGCCAGCATCTATAGGGCCAAAGTCAAAAGTACCGCCAACCAGAGTGGGCCCAGAAACATGTGTTGGGGCCCCGGTTTGATTGTCAAGAACAATTAGGTACTGACCCGCCTGTTGAAAAGTCATAACTCCTCCGCCAGTCGCACCCGAAAAGGTAACGAGGGCAGTAGAGCCAGGCATGTTAGCAATACCATTAAAAATGTTGTTCGCTTGGGCGGTAGTAGTGAGAGCACTTTGGCCAGCCAGAATGCCGCTTCCTGAGGGGTTAAGCTGGGGAGTCATGAGGGTAATATCATACTCAACCCAAAGCTTGCCCCAATTCACGGCGGTACCATCAAGGGTGCAAAGGAAAAAGTTTCCTGCATCATAAGTCTTGATGTCCAGATTGGCGGCGAGAACAGTGGATCTCACAAACTTTGTTGGGCCTAGGGCATGAAGCGCTTCAGGCTTAAGGGGGCAACATATGTCCTTCCACGGGGCGTCTTCAACGACATCCTCGTAGCTGGAAGCAACTTGCTCACTAATGGGAGCGGCGTCGGCGGCATCGTAGTCCGGTACCATAATTACAGATCCGGGGACGTTAGAACCTGTTCTAGTATAGTACTCAAACTTGAGGGCATTGAAGCGGTATCGCTCCCACGCTTGCGCTTGCGTTGACAGCCAGGGGAAGGTCGTGGGTAGTCCAGGATTGAGAGCGAGACTAGAACCCACAGTAAACGTAGCTGTACCCGCAACGGAAGAGACGAGCTCTCTATGCCGGATGCGGACTGCATCGCGCGAGGAAGAGATTTTTGGAGCACGCTGACGCTGCTGCGTAGCATATGCAGCAGCGACTGAAGCCTGACCAAGCTGAGGACGGGGGCGAGGGTTAGAGGTGCCGGATCTCTGAGCCTTCTGGACAGATCTGGCGCCCCCTCTGCGACGGTTGCGACGACGAGAGTTGCGATTACGTCTTTGAGGTGTGACAATGGATTGTTTTCCATTCTTGGTGTTCGAGTTCATACAAGGGGAAAACAGGGTAATGGGTAAGGGAGAAAGATTTCGACACCGGTACCCATCTCCGGTGCCTAGCCGCGAGAGGCGCGGCTGGTTCCAGTTTAGCGACTTGGAGGTCGCGGGTGGTCTACTTCTTCTTCTTCCAAGACTCTTTGATCTTATCGATCTGGGCCTGAGTCTTGCCGTCGAAGCAATTATCCGAGGTATGCTTCGCGGGTTTTCCTTTGGCGGCGCAAACAACACACGATGGTGGCTCAACCTTCTTCTTCTTCTTCAACGCGGCAATCTCCTCCTTGGTCTTCCCCATCCAGCATTGGTCCGTGGTATGTCGGACAGTCTTGCCGGGAGCGTCACAGTAGTGACAGGCAACAAACCTGGCCTTGGGAGCGGCAGGTGGAGGGCACACGGGGGGGGCGCTCGTAGGAGCAGGAACAACGCCCATAGAAGAAAGGGCCATAGCACATGGCATGAGGGGGGCAAAAGCGCCTGGCGAGGGCGGTGGAGGTACGCACAATGTGTCATTAACAACCACTGGTTCTTTACAAGCGACAGAGGGTATACGCTTGTCACAGTAGGGAGGACACAAAAACAGCGCCAACTTCTTGTCCCGCGAGGTCTTAGAGAATTCTATCTCATCCACCCACGACTGGAAGAAGTCAGCGTCAAAATCAGAAGGTGCGTTAATCCACGACAAGTCGCCATGGTCAACTTCATTAGGGTATTGGACTTCCTTGGGAAAGCGAGAGTTCCACGAGACAACAGGGCTCAAAGCTTCGTCCCGAATGTCGATGAGTTCACCGGCTACTCGGGAGACTGCAGACACGAAATATCCCAAATAAGGGGTATTTTCATCAGTGAGGGTGTATGCATGTGCTTTTTGAAGGAGTTTCATTACTGGGGTGACGGTGGCGTCAAGCTTGACGGTGCAATTAAAATTGCGCATAGCTCGGTCAAGATCACAAACAGAGGAAGCTCTGCCGGACCAGACCTCAGGGCTGTAGTACCGACTCAAAAACTTGATTGGCTCTCCGCGCATATGAGGCTCAGAAGCGTAGGCTTGGCCGAGGAGCGTGGCTGCTTCTATGAGTTCGCGGGGCGTAACGCCAAAAGTAATTCCGTCATCGCCGCCATAAAGGCCGGGCCCAAAATAGGCTTCACGAGGATAACACTCGTACTCCGCAGATTCGCGGAGTCGGCGGGCGACGTAGGCAATGAATTTGTTTCCAATACTATTGAAGACTGAAGTTTCTGGGGACCCAGAGCCTCGGGAAAACTTCAGATCATACTGTATACCTGCAGGGGTGCGAACCTTACGTCGAAACTGCTTACGGTGAAGCCGGTGAACCAGTTCTTGGTGGCACTTAGCAAAGAACCTAGAGAGAATTCTTGATTCAAGAATGCGGAGTAAGTTGCTAACCCGCCCATCCCACCGGCCGCCATCACTGGAGGCGGCAAACATGGCTTGTAGGGCGAGTTCAACCATAGTCTCAGCAAGCTGGAGAGGGGTTTTGCCAAAGGCATACCACGGCTCATTCTTGAGATGGTCAGCTAGTGCATAAGTGAACTGGGAATACCGAACCTTCGTGTCTCCCTCGTAGATAACAATGGGGCGAGGATGACCGGGCTCGGATTTGGCTTGAGGCTCCTTTTTCATGAAGCCATTTAAAACCGCGGAGTCTGGGGACTGGTCGAACTCCGTAGCAGCAATTATACGGCGTTGGGAGGGGCGGTCTTGCCGCTCAAGCACCTCTTCATAAGTAGTAGGGTGAAAGGTGTTAGCAATCTCGTCAGGGATGAAGATTTCAATGAACTCATTCATCATGGCATCAAGTTTCAGACCCAGCGGCATCTCATCGTTCTGGACAGCAACAACACGCCCCTTTACCATCTTATCCTCATTCTCGTAACAAACGTTTGGAGCATATGAGGGAAGAGCAAGGGGGTCCATGAACGGGACCATAGAAGGCTTGGCGTCAGGGTCAAACTTAGGACCGACGAACTGGAAATTTTGGATTGCTGGAACGCAGGCACGCTTATCACCACCTGCGACCTTTGCTCGGGCGTGCTCAGTGAGAGTCTTAGCACCTGAGAGGTCCTCTATCTTATGGGCACCCAAAGTTTGGGCTACAGTAGGATATGAGATGTCGAGCTTGGTAAGCCGAGCAGTTGCGAGGATTTCCTCATCCACTGACGCAGGAATGGTGATGCTGGTGGTAGATCCAGCTAAGGCAGTAGAAACTTTAACACCATTATCGTCGAAAATACGGAGACGATTGTGC